ACCGATAGCCGAGCCTATGCTCAACAGGGCGGACGTAACGCATCGTACAGCGGAGCTGACTTAGTGTACAGTCTTATAAAAGGCGGAGCGTTTAATATCACAGATAAAACCCCAAAAGAGGTGTATGCAAGCCCTCTTGCTTCTATGAATTTTATATCCGAGCTTGTTCAAAAAACAAATGACAGAGCTGTTGCGTACTACGTGCGAGATGGCATGCTAGATTTTAGTAAGCCAAATGTCAGTAACGTCATAAACCCAGATTATTTTCAAGGGTTAGTAGACGAAGGATTTTTTGAAAAAAAGAGATACTCTACTTATTATGACGCTACTAATTTTAAATGGACCGAACTATCCAATGGGCGGGGCTATCAATTGACCGCCGACCTCACTCCATCCATGATTGATCAAATTAAATACACACGACCATTCTAAGAGGTACTTGAACCGTGCAACGAATTTCAGATATGCGCCCGTTCTTATTTAAGAATAGCACTACCCTCAATAACTTCTTTATGGGCATTAAACCTTCAGCAACAAGCATGGTGGCTACACGGGGCCAGATGAAAACAATGATGGCTGAGGGGGGCGTACCTGCGGCTAACCCACTTGCACAAGCTACCCCTGAACAACAAGTCATGGAGCAGGGTGAGGTAGAGCATGAAGCTATGGAGCAAGAAACTCCAGACGGACCTCCTAGCGGCGTGATCGGCTCTGAGAATGTATCTCCTGAAGATAGCATCGCTGACGACGTACCTATGGAAGTACCAGAAGGTGCTTTTATCATTAATGCAGCCGCTGCCGAAGTAGCAGGCTATGGTGATATTAAGAAAATGATTATGAATGCTATTGGCGTAGCTAAACGCTTAGGCATCGAAATTGCTGCGGGTAATAACGAAACAAGTGAAGAAGAAGCCGTAGACCTACTCGTGTCTAAAGGTGAAGTGTATATCGAGCCTACTCTTGCGAAGATTATTGGGTACGACGTACTTGAAAAGATCAACAATCGCGGCAAGAAAGAGGTAGCTCGCCGTCAACAAGAGGCCGCAGCCGCTGAGGAACAGCAGGCAGCGCCCGCGCCACAAGCACCTCAAGCGCCGATGCAGCGTGGTGGATTCGTAAAAAAAAAGCTCGCTGATGGCGGGTACACCCAATCTCTTACATCGAACGATGTTGCAGAGCGCGTAGCTTCCGCCATCGGAGTACGGGAAGATGCACAATACGCAAAAGACCTGTCACGCTTAGAAAGCTCTCGCCAGCAATTTGATGACGACGATAAATCAGAAGACACTTTGCGGCACATTTTACTCGGCGGTTTGGTTTCGCCCACCAACAAAGACACCTTATTAGGTAAGGCACAGGGGTTCTTAGGAAGTGTTGGTATTGAAGCCCGCGAACGAAAGAATTTTATTGGTGACTATATTAACGAAGAGTCTGCTATAGACGCCAACAACAATAAATACGGAGCAGCGTTACGCAAACGCTACAAAACTCAAGAAGAGTTTGAACAAGCTGCGATAGACGCAGTAATTGCGCTCCGTGAAGGTAAGCCCATCGAAATAGATGGCTTAACTCCCCGTATGAGTTTTGGAAATCCTCCCAAAGAGGAATCTTCTAGAGCATCTCAGGGGAACTAAGGACAGCTACCCGTCGCCAACGGCCCTGTCACTCAACTAACCGAAGCAGCTACCCACCGAACGCGAGTGGCCCTGCACAAGGAGAAGTATCATGGCAAAAGCAAGAGGCCACCGCGCCAACAAACCTAACGATTCCTTTGGAACTATCAACAACTCACATCTCTATCGTGGCAATTACCGTGACGACGTGTACAATGACGACGATGAGGAGCCTGTAACCGAAATGGAAGCTCAATCGGACCCCTCCCAAGAAGAGGCCACTCCCGACGGATTCTCTCGGAAATCTAAACAGGACGACGTAGACTACAAGAAAAGGTACGACGACTTGAAACGCCACTACGACGCTAAAGTGTCTGAGTGGAAAGAAGAGAAGAAAGACCTTGCTGCACAGGGGGAATCATCCCCGCAATTAGACGCACTGACCCGTCTTAAAGCTCCTAAGAGCCTTGAAGAGTTAGAGCAGTTTAAACAGCAGTACCCTGACGTGTACGGCGTAGTTGAGACAATCTCTGCCCTGCGAGCAGATAGCACAGTAGAGGAGCTTCGTAATGAAGTGAATCGTCTGCGTGAACGTGAGCAGGATATGGAAGTACAGAAAGCCTATCAAGAGCTTCTACGTCATCACCCAGATTTTGATGATCTGCGTAACGACGACAAGTTCCTTGCTTGGCTCGACGAACAACCATCTACATTGAGCGACGGTATCTACAAGAATAACACCGATGCTAAGTGGGCAGCTCGTGTCATCGATTTGTACAAAGCAGATACAGGTTTGTCAAAAAATAAAAGAGGCACCAACGCCTCTGCCGCAGAAACAGTAACCAAACGTGTAGCGAAAGACGTTAATGCAAAAGGTACTGGTGGACAGAGGATTTGGAAAGCATCTGAAATTGGCCGCATGAAACCGCATGAGTTCGAAGCAAACGAAGCAGAACTTGACGCGGCTCGTGCAGAAGGGCGCATCGATTTTAACGCTTAACCATTATTAACAACGAAGGAATATGACTATGGCTTTTAATAGTGCATCAGGTTATAACAACCTGCCTTCCGGTAACTTTACACCGGAAATCTTTAGCCAGAAAGTCCTCAAATTCTTCCGTCGTGCTTCGGTTGTTGAAGACATCACCAACACCGATTACGCGGGTGAAATTGAGAACTACGGCGACACGGTTCGTATTATCAAAGAACCTACGATTACTGTATCTAGCTACTCACGTGGCGCAGTAGTCAACCCACAAGACCTTGCTGACGATCAAATCACGATGATTGTTGATCAGGCCAACGCATTTGCGTTCAAGATCGACGACATCGAAGAGCGTCAGTCTCACGTCAACTTCGAAGCTCTTGCAACTTCTTCGGGTGCATACTCGCTGAAGCGCAAGTACGACGCTACGATTCTTGACGCAATGGCAACCAATGCAGGCTTGACTGGTGAGTCGGGTGCTTCTGTTAATCAGATCAGCGGCATCGGTACTCTCGGTTCGGCTCTTGACATTGGTGGTGCAACCTCTCCGGGGGACACTGCAGTTAACACGATGATGATCATGGCTCAAGCCCTTGATGATGAGTCTGTACCTGAAGAAAACCGCTGGTTCGTTGCTCCTCCTGCTTTCTACAAGCACCTGTTCTCTGCAGGTTCTAAGTTTGCAGAAGTACAAGTAACTGGCGATGCAGTATCTCCTCTCCGCAACGGTCTCGTATCGTTGGGTAACATTGCAGGCTTCCGTTGCTACAAATCAACGGCCTTCAATTCAACGGGCGGTACTGACCAAGTTACTTTGAGTGGTCTTGCAACTGACGGCACGGAAAATGTAATCCTTGCAGGTCACATGAGCTCTACAGCTACTGCTTCGCACATCGCGAAAACAGAAGTTGTTCGTTCGACTGAAACCTTTAGCGACATCATTCGCGGTCTGCATGTCTTCGGTAGCAAAGTATTGCGCCCTGAAGCCATCGTTCGCGGCGTTGTTAGCTTAGACTAGAGGAGTACTAAACTATGGTTGATTATACAATCACTGGTGCTGTTGCTGGCGTACCCGCTGGCGTTAAAGCACAAGTTGTAGAAGTTGTTCTTGACTTCTCTTCAACTAGCTTAACAACTTCTGATTCGGTAGAAGTATTCGAACTTCCTGCCAACTCTTTGGTTATTATGGCAGGTCTCGAAGTTCTGACCCTTGCCAGCACTGGTTCTCCAGTTCTGGATCTTGGCGATGATGCTGATGACGACATCTTTGCTGCTGCTGTTGCAGGTCACACTTCATTGGCATCTGGCACGACAAGTGTAGGCAAGTTCTACACCGCTGCTGACACCATCGACTTGATTGCTAACACAGCAACATTCGACGGTAAAGTACGTGTGTACGCTGTTATCGCAGAACTCGGCACTGCCGAAGCTGCGGCAGCTTTTGCCTAATATAGTGCGGGGGAGGGCTAGTCTCTCCCCCAATCTTTAAGGAGATTATAATGCCCCTCAAAAAAGGCTCTTCACAAAAGACGATCAGCGAAAACATCCGCAAGGAGATGGAATCGGGTACGCCGCAGAAGCAAGCTGTGGCTATTGCCTTATCTAGCGCAGGTAAGTCCAAGAAGAAAGCCGCTATGGGAGGCTACACGGAGCGTTGGAACGCACAGCGCATGGCAAAGGGCGGTGAGTCCCGCGTCAATGAAGCAGGCAACTACACGAAGCCTACTATGCGTAAGAGATTATTTAACCAGATCAAGGCTGGCAATAAAGGTGGATCTTCGGGTCAATGGTCAGCACGTAAAGCCCAGATGCTTGCTAAACAATACAAGGAAAAGGGCGGGGGCTACACAAGCTGAGAAAGAATCTATGGCAATCGCAAAACCACAGAAAAGCCTACAAGACTGGACGAAACAGAATTGGCGAACCAAAAGTGGTAAGCCTTCAACACAAGGGCCAGACGCTACAGGCGAGCGTTATCTACCTGAAAAAGCAATTAAAGCTCTATCTAGTGACGAGTACGCCAGAACCACAAAAGCAAAGCGAGAAGGCAAAAAGCAAGGCAAGCAGTTCGTGAAGCAACCTAAAGGCGTTGCAGAAAAGACAGCAAAGTACCGTGCCGCATCAGGCGGGTACACAGCAAGATGGAGTAAAGCTCGTGGCAACAACTAAGAACGTAGAACGTACAGAAGGCGGCAAGCTAAAATATCGGGGAGAGACCTTTTCTGGGTACAACAAACCAAAACGTACCCCCGGAAAGAACAAAAAGTTTGCCGTACTTGCTAAGAAGGGTAGCGAAGTTAAGATTGTACGTTTCGGAGATCCCAATATGACAATCAAGAAGAACATTCCAGAGCGTCGTAGTAACTTCCGTGCCCGTCATAACTGTGACACGGCAAAGGACAAGTTCTCGGCCCGCTACTGGTCATGTAAGGCGTGGTGATATCATGTGGCAAGCACTTGTAGGACCTATAGCTAATATCGCAGGTACTTGGCTTGAGGGCAAGCAAAAGAAGGCTGAAGCCCAAGCTAAACTTGAGGTAGCTAAAGTAGAAGCAACCGTTAAGAAGGTTGAACAGGATGGCGACTGGGAAACCCAAGCCATGTCCGCATCGGATAACTCGTGGAAAGACGAGGCGTGGACCTTATGTTTCATAGCTATCATTTTAGCTAGTTTCGTCGGGCCTCTGCAGCCGTACATGCAAGCAGGGTTTGATTTTCTCCGTAACGCACCTGAATGGCTTCAGTATGGCATCCTTGCAAGTATTGCCGCCAGCTTTGGTATCAAATCGATTAGTCAGCTAAAGAAATGAAGTACGATAGAGAACAGCTCGTAGATCAGCTAATGATACACGAGGGCGTAGAACTTAAGCCGTATAAAGACACATTAGGGATATTGACAATTGGTATCGGACGTAATCTCGAAGATAGAGGCATTAGTGAAGACGAAGCTCGTTACTTGTGTCTTAATGACATTCAAATTGTTGAGCGAGAGCTTCATTCAAATTTTGCTGTTATTGACAGGCTTGATCCTGCACGTCAGCTTGTTATTTCCGATATGGCTTTTAATCTCGGTATTCCTCGTCTTCGAGGCTTTGGAAAAATGTGGCAAGCTCTGGATGACGGAGATTTTGAGCAAGCAGCAGTAGAAATGCTCGACTCCAAGTGGGCACGTCAGGTAGGCCAGCGGGCACAAAGACTGGCAGAAACTATGCGTACAGGTGAGTACCCGCAATTTTAGGGTTGACTATCCTCTGTTTTTGCTGTAAAATAAGCATGGGAGTACCGCTATGTCAACATTTTTTATTGAAGCAATTCGTCACAGGTACAAAGCCCGTAAGCGGGATGCCGAACAGACCGTAGATTTCTACTCTGATATTGAGGCTACCGATGAAAATATCGAGACCATGTACAGCAAAATAGACGCTGCTTTGACTGAATGGATCGATGCAGACCTCCGTCTGGGGGCAATAGACGTAATAACAGGCCAGTTTCCGCGACCGTTTGAGCGGGAAACAGCCAATATAAATGACCTGATACAACGTATATTTGAGGGTCGTGGGTAGTTTTAAATGCCAAACAGCCAAAGAAAATTGCCAAGAAAACCAAGCAGTATAGGAAAGTCTAGTGTCGATTACGTCTTATCCTAATTTGGTTCGTCTTTCTAGCACAGGCAATGGTAATCAGGTTTCTATTGGCGGTACGAACGTAGATGCTTTTGGAAGGTTGCGAACCGCACAGCCCTTTACGCTTTTTGATAGTCAGAATAGATTTGGTATAGACCCACAGTTTGATACCTCGACAACAGGTAGCGGTGCTACATCTCACCTTGCTAATGAGAGCAGTGTGCAGATGTCTGTTACTACTGCGTCAGGTGATGAGGTCATTCGCGAATCAAAGCGGGTGTTTCCGTATCAACCGGGGAAAAGTTTGCTGGTTATGGCAACCTTTGTGTTCGCAGCCCAGCAAGACAATCTTCGTCAGCGGGTTGGATATTTTGGGGCTAACGACGGTGTGTACTTCGAACAGAATGGTACGGACGTACGCTTTGTTGTACGCACCTCAACAAGTGGTAGTGCAGACGACACACGCTACGTAGCACAGTCTAGCTGGAATACAGACAAGCTGGATGGCACAGGTCCAAGCGGATACACGCTAGATGTTACCACTACCCCTAGCGCACAAATACTGTTTATGGATTTTGAGTGGCTTGGTGTCGGGACGGTACGGTGTGGTTTTGTTATCAACGGTGAGTTCATTGTTTGCCACAAGTTCCACAATGCGAACAGTCTCGATAAGGTGTACATGAAAACGGCTATCTTGCCGATACGTTACGAGATTACAGCCACAGGCGCGTTGTCTAGTTCCGCAGCCATGAAACAAATTTGTTCCAGCGTTATTAGTGAAGGCGGATACCAGCAAGTAAATGCGTTGAGTTGGGCAAGGATGACTACCGCCACAACGGTAACAACCTCGTTTGAGCCTCTTGTGTCCATTCGATTGAACTCCGGCAGTCTGGACGCTGTTGTACTGCCAGCGTATTACACAGTCTTTCCTATTCCGAACAACGTCGATTACGAGATTGCCCTTATTAAAAATCCGACACTTACGGGTGCTTCTTACGATACCAGCACTTTTGACAATGTAGATTTTGACGTAAGTTCAACGGCCCTAACTGGCGGGACACTCGTGTTGCAAAACTATACAAAGGGTACTAATCAATCTTCAGGCGACGCCATAGTTCCCACAGGCTACAACTTCGACCTTCAAATTGGGCGAACCATAGCTGGCACAAGCGATGTCTATACTCTGGCTGCACGAACCATTTCAGGAACTGACGACATCATTGGCTGTCTGGCATTTTGGGATTTAACCTCATGAGCGAACGTAAAAAACGAACTCTTGCTCTCGAACTAACCACCTCGAACCAAGACATCTACACGGTTCCCGGTCGATTTAACACCGACGTAAACAGCATCTACATTAACAATGCGTCGGGAAGCACAGTTACATTTAGCCTTGATTGGTACGAAGCAGCGACAACAACATACCACACCCTCGCTGAGACCGTTGAACTTCCCGCGAACTCCCTGCTTCAGATTACCGACTACCCCCTATTCCTTGTAAAGGATGACAAGATTCGCGGCCTTGCTAGTGCAAACAGTGCCGTGAATATCTCAATATCTCTCGAAGAGTATTATGAGACTTCTATTTAACCGCTTAACGGAGAAGATTGATGGCAATCACAACCGCAATGTGTAACAGCTTTAAGACAGAACTGCTGGGCGGTGTTCACGATTTGGACACCGATTCCATCAAGTTGGCTCTGATTAAGGCTACCCCGACTGGCACGTACAATGCCAGCACAACCAATTATTCTGATGTGACAGGAAACTCTGATGAGGCATCCGGAACAGGCTACTCTGCCGGAGGGCAAGTCCTTGATGGGGCGTCTATTACTTTAGACGGTTCTACCGCTATTGTTGACTTTACAGATGAAGTATTTGCTGACGTTACTGTATCTGCTGATGGCTGTATTATTTACAACGCTGGGCAAGGCAACAAAGCAATCGCTGTCATTGATTTTGGTGGCACAGTGAGTGCTACTGCTGGTGACTTGACTATCGAATTTCCTGCCGCCGACGCAAGTAACGCTGTAATTCGCATCGCGTAAGGAAACATCATGGCTGTTACCGTAAATGCTGCTGTTTACGGAGTAGGTGTCTACGGAACAGCTAGGTATGGCAAGGTTATTGTAAGCAACCTTGACCAAGCCACCGCCACAGCTTCTGCTGGAACCGTTCAGGTAAACGTAACAGAAATCCTGAACAGTGTGACCGCAACAGGCGCAATTGCTCCCGTAGTTGCTGGTGGGTTTGAGATTGACATTAGCGAAGTTATTTCGGCTGGTGTCGGTGCTACAGGTGCAGTCAATACTGTACAGGTAAACGTTGTAGAAATTCTAGGCAGTGTTAGCGCAACAGGTTCTGCAAACGACATTATCCCCCATGCAAATTCTTTAATTGTTGTTGATGGGGTTCAAGGCACAGGCGCAGTCAATACTCTCGAAGAAAAGCCAACAGAGGCTCTGGGCAGTGTAAGTGCTACAGGCTCTGTAAACACTGTTCAAGTTAACATCACCGAAATACTTGGCAGTGTAAGTGCAACAGGTTCGATAGGAACACTAGAGCACAGCAACACAGTAACGCTAACGGGCGTACAAGCCACAGGTACTGTTAATGCACTCGAAGAAAAACCCACAGAGGTTCTTGGTAGCGTAAGTGCTATAGGTGCAGTTGGCAGTCCCGCGGTAAACATTCTCGAAGCATTGAGTAGTGTTACATCCACCGGAACAATCGGAACTCTAACGACCACCGCCGTCGTTTTCGATTTCTACGCAGTTCGCGAACAGTATAGCCCCCGCCGAACCATCCTCATACCTCGAGCAGCCTAACCGATGACCGCCTTCGACCGAACCATCCACGTTACATCGGAATTTAGAGTGGTGCTTATCGATGATATCGGAACCGCTTCGACGCGAACTGTCGAGGTTCCGTTTGAAAACAGAAACGTAGAAATACATCGCGGAACGTCCTCTGCTGAACGAACCGTACTTGTGGAGTAAGATAACATGTCCTTTCGCTGGCCCTTCAAAGACCCCGACGAAACCTTAGACTACAGCGTAGATTGGTCTCGCTTCTTGGAGTCGGCAACAATCTCATCCGTAACGTGGTCCGTCAAGACCTCCGCCTACGACACAGAAACCACCCTCGCTTCGGGCCAAACCTTGACAACGGCATCCGGTTCGGCAACCACGGACAGTATCCAAAACGTAAGCCAAACCAACACCAGCACGGTTGCAACAATCAATATCGGTGGTGGGGTTGTCAACCGGGAATACACCTTCTTCTGCACGATTATTGATTCGACGGGCAGTACCGCCAAACGCTCCATCAAACTTAAAGTTCGGGATAGATAGACATGGCATACAACTTTCTTGGATTATCGAACGACGTTGCGGTTCGCCTAAACGAAACTCAGTTAACGTCAAGTAACTTTGCTACAGCCACCGGATTTTATTCGGCAATCAAGGAAGCCGTCAACTCCTCCATCCGCCACATCAACCAAACCCACTTCGGTTGGCCATTCAACCACAACACCCAAGAACAGACTCTCGAGGCGGGGATTACGAGGTATGCTATTCCGGGAGAAGCCAAGTATGTTGACTTCGATACCTTTCGGGTTCGCAGGGATACCACCCTCGATTTGGGTAGGGCAGTTCGCCTCAAGCAGTTGAGCTACGACGAGTACGTCGATAGGTACATAGATCAAGAGGACGAAACCGACACGACCAAAGGTGGGGCTCCCAAATATGTGTTCCGCACCCAAAACAACGAATATGGTATCGTACCCTTCCCGGACAAAGCCTACCAAGTTGATTTCGAATATTTCACCTTTCCTGTTGACCTTTCCTTGTACAGCGATGTCCCCAGCATCCCGGAACGTTTCCGGTTCGTCATTGTCGATGGAGCCATGTACTATGCCTACATGTTCCGCGATAACATCGAGATGGCGTCCTTGTCACAGCGCAAGTTCGACGATGGCATCAAGCAGATGCGAACCTTGCTTGTCAACGAAAACATCTACATGAGAGCGACTTAGTATGCCTGACCGCTGGCAAACCTACGCCATCGAATTTGACGGGGGTTTGATTACGAACCTATCTCCCCTGCAGCACGGAGTTAACGCACCCGGTTCAGCCCGTGTGTTGCGTAATTTCGAACCCTCTATTGAAGGTGGGTATCGGCGCGTAGAAGGGTTTGATAAGTATGATGACAATCTCGTTCCTCCCTACGGTGCGCCTGTAGTTCACGGCTCTGGGCAGACCGGAACATCTCTCGTGCTGGGGAACATCCACACTACCCCGGAAGATGGTGATACTTTTACCATCGCAGGTGTTTCCGGAACGTACACAATTGATACGAGTGGCGTATCTTACGATGCAACAAACAATCGAGCAACCCTAACCTTAACGACCAGCCTCGACTCTAGCCCCGCAAACGCTGCTGCCGTAACCTTCACCAGCACTACCTCGAATTATCAAATCAATGGTATTGCAAGTTGGGAGGATTCGGTCATTGTTTCCCGAAACAACTCTATCTACAGGACTACGGGAAGCGGCTACACCCACATCAACGTCCCCAACTATGGCACAGTCCTTGTGGATGGGGGTAGCCAGACGGGTACGAGCCTCGTTGTCGACGGTTTGTCGGCTGCACCCCAAGCGGGAGACGTGTTTAAGATTGCCGGGGTTGACCTCGTATATACGGTCACGGCAGACGCAACCGTATCTTCCGGGGGAGCAACCCTTTCTATCAACCCTGCTCTCGACTCTAGCCCCGCCGATAATGCGGCAATCACGTTTCTTTCAACCAGCCGGGACGGGACAGTAAAGTTTCGGTTCGCCCGTTACAACTTCAACGGCACAGAAAAGATTGCT